TTTTATTTTCTTCTTGGCAAAGGAGCTGGGCATGACGGTTGCTCAGCTTTCGCGTGATTTGACGCAAGAAGAGCTGGTCGGCTGGGCTGCTTACTTCGAGCTGCATAACGAGCAGCAGGAGAAGGCGATCCAGAACGCTAAGGCAGGCAAAGGGGCGCGAACGATGGGTGGGCGGTAGACTGGAGCGCAAGGCTCTACGTGTTTCGCCGTGGCTAATTACAGCGTAGATATTGCGTTAGCTGTAAGAGGCTCGGAAAAGGCTGCGCGAGAAATAAAAAAACTTGAAAAACTTATTGACAATATAGGCAAAAAAGCGGCCATAGATTTAGGTGGCCAAGTCCGGCTAAAGGGCGAACAAAAGTTATTACAGGAGAAAATTAAAAACTTTCAAATATCGCGAAGAGAGTTAAAAAATAGTCAAGAAATAGCTAGGCTAACGAATCAACGTATAAAGGGGTTAAGCCAATACGCCAATTCTATTGGCCCGCAAGTTGATCGAATCGCTCAGGCGCAAAAACGCGCTGTTCAAGAGCAAATTCAAGGTCAGCAAAGATACAACAAATTAGTAGACCAGACTTTAGCTAAATTATCCCGTATAGCTGAAGTTAATAGAAAAGCAAGCCAGTATCCTAGCCCGATTGGGCCTCCAAGAGGAGGCAGGACTCAGTACCCAGGGCAAATAGGCCCTGGGCAGGCCAGCCAGGCAAATGTGCCTCAAGGCCCTTTTAGCCGCTTAATTGACAGGCCGCGCAGTAATGCAGGCATGGGAGGGGGATTCCTCCGAAGCAGGCTTGGTCAAAATCTAGCCCTTGGTGGCGGTTTCCCGCTGTTGTTTGGCGGTGGAGCGGGGTCAATTGCTGGCGGCTTGTTAGGCAGCGCAGGTGGCTTTGGTGGTCAAATTCTTGGCAGTGCTCTCGGCCAGCAACTTGATCAATTCGCTCAAAAAACAACAGACCTTTCACAAGCTTTAGAAGGTGCGGGAGATGTCACCCAAGCGCTTGAAGGTTTCATAGGCAGGCTGAACTCTGAGACGTCTCGTCGGCTAAGGAATCTTCAGCAGTCTGGGCAAGTTGCTAAGGCCGCAGATGTTGCTTTTGAAGAGCTTAGCCAAACAATTGGTGTTGATAATGCGAGGGCTCTTGCTCAGGCAGGTCAAGACTTTGAAGTGCTTGGGAATAAGACGGCTCAATTTTTTACAATTGTTGGAGCGCAAGTAGCGAGCCTTATCCAAGAGGCTTTGTACTTAAACACGGGTGATCCGCTGTCAGGCATCCCAGATGCAACTCCTGAGCTTTTACTTAGTCGATCTCAAGCAAGCCAAAGCTTGCAAATTTCACAATTGCAAACAGCAGCCCTTCGGGCTCAAAGCACTGGCAACCTAAAAGAAGCTGCTGACGCAGAAAAGAGACTTGTAACGCAGCAAGAAACTAACGATCTAAAAGAGTTTGATAGAAAAGTTACAGAGGGCCTGAAAGATGCAACTAAAGATATTGCAGAAAGAGAAAAAATAATAGAAGACGCGAAGCGAGCTATTTTGCAAATAGATTTACAGCTGCTCGACGCTACTAAGCAAAGAGCAAAAGAGGTTGAGCGCTTAGCTGAGCGAGCAAGGCGTGAACAGGAAGCGGCTAGAAGAAGATTTGAGCAAGAAGAAAATCAGCGAAGAAAGCAATACAATACTGCAGTCGCTGGTGAAGCAAGTCAATTTACCGCCTTGCTTGAAATTAGGCAGCAATTAACTGCGCTTCAAGAAGGGGACAGCGCTGCTTTGCAGCAAAGGTCTAATGATTTGGGCAATATCCTTAACAACGAAAAAACAATATTAGACATTAGATATGAAGCTGCAAGCGCAAATGCTAAATCACTTGAAGAGCAACAGTCTCTTCGTAATGCTTACCTTGATCAAGTAGAAGCCCTTAACGTCAGAGCCAAGCTTGAGGCAGAAGCTATAGCTCAAGCGCAATCTCGAATACAGCTAGAAAAAGCATTACTAAACCTTCAGCAGCAGCAAGTTCTTCGTGGAATACAAACTGGCATTGGCAGGCAGATTGAAGACGCTAATTTGCGGCCTACTGGCAGCATGGCGCAAGACCAAGAGATAGCGCTTCGGATAGACCAAATACGCAGGCAAAAAGACGCAGAGCTTGAGCTTACTGACGCAATCAAAGCGCAAAAGGCTGTTAGGGACTCAGTTACTAGCGATGAAAATATACAAAAAGCCATTGATGAAATAGGCAGACTAGAAGAGCGTTTAGCTCTAACTAGAGAACTGCTGCCTCAATTAGACGCAGCCGAGCAGGCTCAACTTAAATTCAACCAAACGCTCGAAGCGGCCAAGCCATTTGCGGACGCATTTACCAGCGGCCTGCTCGATGGAATGGTTGCTGTTGTCGATGGAACGAAAACAGCGGAGCAAGCGTTTGCTGATTTCTTGAACAGCATTGCGAAGATGCTGCTGCAAACAGCGCAGCAGATGATTGCTCAGTACATCGCGTTGGGAATCGCGCGAATGTTCGCTACAGGTGGAAGTTACAAAATGTCAGGCGGAGGTTTTGGCTTTGGCGGTTCAGGCGCTGCTCCTGCAGGGCTAAACACTTCATTTATCGGAAGTCCTTTGTTTGGGCGGGCCAATGGAGGCCCTGTCACTGGCAACCGGCCTTATTTGGTCGGAGAGCGTGGGCCTGAGCTGTTCGTTCCAGGCGCTCAAGGCAACATTGTTCCGAACAGTGCAATGGGAGCAACTAACATTGTTGTGAACGTCGATGCCAACAACACCAACGCCCAAGGCGATAATCAAAACGGCAAGCGCCTTGGCGTTGCTATTGGCGCAGCCGTACAGGCTGAGCTAGTCAAGCAAAAACGACCTGGAGGATTGCTCGCAAGCTAATGGCTACTTTCCCGTCAATCACGCCCACATACGGCACATCAAAGCGCAGCGAACCAAACGTGCGGATTGCGCAGTTTGGCAGTGGCTATTCACAGCGCACCACATTCGGGCTGAACCAAAACCCCAAGACATTTAACCTGACTTTTGTGGTGTCTGAGACTGATGCCGACACGATCGAGACATTCTTAGATGCTCGCGGTGGCGTGGAAAACTTCGACTTCACCCCACCCGGCGAATCAAGCAGCATGAAATTCATCTGCCGCCAGAGGGAGAAAACAATGCCTTATCTGAACCGGGCTACGATTACGGCAACATTTGATGAGGTGTTTGAGGCATGACCACGCCTACGTCAATTCAAACAGAGATTCAATCGCTTGAGCCATCTGCGATCATTGAGTTATTTGAGCTTGAATTGACTTTGGCGGTCAATGGCATTGATACCACTTTTTATTATCACGCTGGTACAAATGAGCTAAGTGAAAACATTGTTTTTGCTGGTGTTACTTACACGGCATACCCAATCGAAGTTGATGGGTTTGAGGTGACAACCAAAGGCACTTTGCCTCGTCCTTCAATGAGAATCGCTAACGCAAACAATGCAATCTCAGCTTTGCTTGTTTTATACAAACCATTGCAAGCGAAGGTAAAACGAATTAGGACTTGCCGAAAATTTCTCGATAGCGTTAATTTCAGCACAACAAACGCAACAGCAGACCCAACAGCAAAGTTTGAAGATGAAACTTGGTACATCGACCGCGTTGCTAACGAAAATCCTGAATTTGTTGAGTTTGAACTTACGAGCAAACTAGATCTTACTAACTTGCGGCTTCCTCGCAGGCAGGTTCTTGAGCAGGAAGGATTCCCAGGTGCAAGACTTCAGGCTTGATGCCGAACGTCACGCAGCAGAGCAAGCGCCTTATGAAGCCTGCGGCGTTGTTGTAGATGGTCGGTATTGGCGTTGCCGCAACATTGCAGAAGATCCTGAGCAGGATTTTGTGATCAATCCGCGTGACTATGCGGTAGCTGCTTTGTACGGCAAAGTCGAGGCTGTGGTTCATTCGCACCCGATGGGCGGCTTTGCCAGTGAAGCTGACAAGCTGGCGTGTGCTGGGACGAAAGTCCCGTGGCACATTTGGTCAATGCCGGAACAAGAATGGTCAACTATCAATCACTTCTAGGGCGCCCGTGGGATTACGGCGTCATTGACTGCTTCACGTTGGTGCGTGACTACTTTG